AGGTAGCGATTTGGTAACAAGACTAAATGTAATTTTTAAGAAAAACATTAGATAATATAAATAAAATAGCATCTATTGTGTAGTTCCAATACGCTTGTTCAAGTTGCTGCTTGACAACGCCGATAGGTATGGTATCCTATCAAGGACACAACAAGGAGAAATTGGAATGACTCACGATTTTAATTATGTTTGGGATATGGTTCGTGATCTTAGGGCGACTAGCAGCACTATTGATAAGCAAGGGATTATTGAGGATTATTGTAATCATAATTCTGAGGCTGCAAGTTTTGCTAAGAAAATTCTACTCTATACCTACCATCCTCTTTGGCAATATAATGTCACAAGTGATAATCTCAAGAAGAAAAACTCTTTGAGGGGAAAGTCTTATAAGAATTTCTTTGGTCTGCTAGATGACCTAAAGAGTCGCAAAATTACTGGTCACGATGCTATCGGAGCAGTCCATACTTTTATTGATAGTCAGTCAAATAAAAACAACATTGAAGAACTCATTCATTGTATTATTGATAAGGACTTGAAAACCCGTGCTGGCGATAAGATTATCAACAAGGCTATTCCTGACCATATTCCAGAGTTTAGTGTTGCTCTGGCAGATAAGTATGAACCTAAACTGGTAAGTTGGAAGGACGGTTGGTATGTTAGTCGTAAAATCGACGGGGCCAGATGTATCGCTATTGTTGATGAAAATGGCGATGCTTCTTTCTTCTCACGAACCGGAAAATCTTTTGATACCCTTGATGTTGTTGCTGGTGGAATCAAGGCACTGGGAATTACTAATGTTGTATTTGATGGTGAACTTTGTCTTGTTGATGACGAAGGCAACGAGGATTTTCAGGGGATTATGAAGCAACTGAAAAAGAAGGATCATACTATTCCTAATCCATCATATAAGATTTTTGATATGATTAGCCATGATGAATTTTATAGCAAAAAGGGGGATAAGAATAAAACCTATGCTCATCGCTATAATAATTTGAGAGAAGTGATGAAAAACAATACTTGTGTTTGTCTTAGTGTTCTTGGTCAAGAACTTATTAAAGATGATGAGCATTTTCAAGAATGGATTACTCGTTCCAACCAATATGGCTGGGAGGGATTGATCTTGAGGGCAAATGAGCCCTACAAAGGCAAAAGATCAAAAGATATGCTCAAATGGAAAACATTTAATGATGCAGAATATGTCGTAAAAGATATGGAATTTGGCCCATTTAGATATGTTTTGAATGGTAAAGAGACAGAAGAACAAATGCTATCATGTGTTACTATTGAACACAAGGGATATAATGTTAGAGTTGGTAGTGGATTTAGTATTGAACAAAGACAGTATTTCTATAACAATCCTAAAGAACTGCTTGGAAAAATTATTAGAGTAAATTATTTTGAAGAAACTAAGAATCAAGACGGTGGTATCTCGCTGAGATTTCCTACTTTGGCATATGTCTATGGAGATAGTAGAGATATTTAAAGTATTTTATTGCCTTTCCTTATATTTGCTTTGGCTTCTAATGGTTGTAGATTTGTATAATTAAAACATTTTTGCTGTTGTGTAGGATCAGTAAAATCAAAACTTGAACACGGGATTATGTGATCTATATGCCAGTAAGTACCATAGTTTTTCCATGACATTTTATAATCAAATTGTTTTTCTAGATATGTTTTTAGTTCTGATATAGAACATCCTATTAATTCTATAGATCTTTTACTATCTTTGTTTTGTTTTAGATGAGTTCTTATGTGATTACCACAGTTATGTAAAAGTCTATATTCTATGTCATTATGATATCTATTTTTATGATACCAATACTTATATTCAGCAATTTTCTTTTTATTTTTTTGCCTATATTTCTTTTTTGCTTTTAATATTTTAGTATGATTACTTTCTTTATATTCTAGAAACTTATCTATATTGTTTTGATAATATTGTTTACACTGTTCTTTATGGCAAGTTATACATCTGGCTCTAAAACCTGTTTTATTGGTATGAAAATATTTCTTAGTTGCGGGTAATTTTTTCTTACATTTTGTGCATTGTTTTTTCATAATTTAAATCCTGTAAAACATAAAACCTTACACTTTTATACACCAGTTTGCTACAAAACCTAAAGAAACAAGTCTTGACAAGACGATAAGACTAGTGTAGAATCGTAGCATAACGCTATTAAACTTTGGAGGAACCATGATCGTTGAGAACTCTGTTATTCCTGTTCAGAATACTACCTTGGATAAGACCAAAGCAGATATTTTCTTTGAAAACTTTCCAAAAGATAAGGTTGTAGCGTACAAGGAATACTGGGAGAGTGTTCGTCCTCAGAATCACGATGATATTTTTCGTCGTTATCTTTTTGCCTATTGTTCTGTCCATACCACTTGGAAAGGCAATTGCTCAGGATATAACGCTATCAAGAATTTCAATGAGTGGATCGACAACAAAGAAACTCTGCTGACTAAACTACACAAGAGCGGTGTTGGACTTCATAATAATCGCACCAATTATATTTGGGATTTTAGCGAGAAGTTTTGGGCTAATCCTAAAGACTTTTATTTTACCACTAAGAAGGGTCATGTTAAGAAGCGTGATAGTATTCTGAATAAGATTAGTGGAATTGGGTTGGCTAAAATTAGTTTTGCTCTTGAAATGATTCATCCTAATGAGGCACGAGCATTATGTTTGGATGTTCATATGCTTCGTCTTTACAACATGGAGCATCTCAAGTATAATAAGAGTAAGAGTGGATCAACTACTTATAAGAAGGCTGAACGTCATTGGATGGTGAATTGTGGAAAACTCAAGGTTCCGTCCTATATTGCACGATCCATTTACTGGGATGCTCTACAAAAGAAAGATGATTCTCGTTATTGGTCAGTTGTACTTGAGGATTAATTATGAGTGAAAATGGTAAAGGTTCTAAAAAAAGACCACGATCAGTGGATCAAGAAACATGGGACAAAAACTATGAAAGAATCTTCAAAAAAACCAAAAATACTAAACGTGATAAAGTTCGAAAAAAATAAAACCACTTTCATATTGTGTGATTGTAGGAGCGAGATTCTGGTATTAGATCATGATTCTGAGTATGGATTAACAGAACTGTCAATATATGAGAATATGTCATCTTATAGTTATAAAATGTCATTTTGGCAGAAATTGAGGTACATTTATCAAGTATTAGTACATAATCGCCCATATTCTGATCAAATTATTTTAAATGGAGAACAGATTGAACATATAACCAATTTTTTGATCTCAATAAAATAAAAATAGTGTATATTAAGTCGGAGGGCATTAATATGGAATATGATGTTTATATACAAGATAATTATTATAAAAGAATTTCAGAAAATTTTGTCTCTGATATTTTAAGAATAGTAACCGCTGATATTCATAATAATATTGTTCCAAATTTCGATAGTTCTAAACCAGCATCAATAAAGATTATTCCTGTAACAAAATAATATGGAGATCATATTATGATAATGAAAAATACAGTTACTGATGAACTAGTTAATAAACTCTATCATCTAACAAAGGCTTTAAACCATGCAGAGTCTATCATAAAAGCCTTGGAACAAGAAAACAATTCTTTAAAAGAAACATTATCATCAATATATGATAGAGAAAATGTAATAAATACTGACTTTTTGGTAGAGGTATAAATGAGTCGTCTAACTAAAAATAGTCATGATAAAATGATATTCGGAGTTTGTGGAGGATTAGCACAAGCCACGGGCATAGATTCATCACTAATAAGATTAGGATTTATATTTGGGGCAATTTTTACTGGAAGTATTTTATTATGGATTTATTTAGGACTAGCAATACTACTCCCAATTGAAGATGAAAGATAAAATACCCACCCTAATTGATATCTGTTCAAAATTCAATTATAATCTTATATTATCTGGAAGTTTTGCTGATTATTTTTGGTTAAACTATCAAGACGTAGAGGACTTTGATTTTATAGTAGACTATGCTTTCTTTAATGATTTTATACAACAGAATACTGAGATAATGAAAGATTTTTTTGAGCGTTATGCTTTAAAGCATAGAATAGAAAATAAAAGATTATCCAGATATTTTTATTCTGGTTATCAAGTAGATATATTTGCACAAGAAATTGTACAGAAAAATGAGGTCGTTATGCTTGATAAACATCCCATATTAGTTACCCCACCAGATATTAGACTTAATAGTCTTATCAATCATAAATATGTAAAATCTAAAATGCCTGAAGAAGTGTATGATAGAAAAATAAAAAAAGTAAATGAAAGAATTGAATCATATAAAAAGTTATTATCATGATTTATTTTATCTCTGATACCCACTTTGGACACAAGAATATTGTAGGTTATTGCAAAAGACCATTCGTTGATACTCACGAAATGAATAAGACCATTATTGATAACATCAATAGTGTTGTTAAGCCAAAGGATACTCTTTATTTTCTTGGAGATTTTTGTCATAGGGGTGGCGATCCTAAGAAATATCGAAAACAAATAATTTGTGAAGATATTCATGTGGTTCTTGGCAACCATGACAACGAAAATAAATTTAGCGAAAAAGATTTTTCTTCTATAGGACTAATGAAAGAAATAACCTACTGTAATCAAAAGATTATTCTGTTTCATTATCCTATGAGAGCATGGAACAAAAGTTATCGTAAAAGTTGGATGCTGTATGGTCATGTTCACGGCAGACTTCACAACGAGGATGAATCACTAGGACGCTTTACGCTTGATGTGGGCGTGGATAATAAAAGGGATGGGGTTGGATTTGGTACTCCGTACAGTTTTAAAGAGATTCAGAAACTATTTGGCGACAGAGAGAAAAAATTCAAGGTCGCCCAGTTGACAAGCCGATAATGGATGTTAGAATGAAGGAGTCAAGCGAGAGTATCAGTCATGCGACTGACTCGCAAGACAAGACTTGGAAATGATTTGGAGGTTGATTATGGCTGAAGTTACTACGGTTGATAAGCAGAGTCGTGTTCGTTGCAGTGACGAGCAGTTCCTTGAGGCAGTTTTCTCCAGCAAGACTTATGCTGAGATTGCTACTAAGACTGGTCAGAAGGTTGCTAGTACGATGGCTCGTTATGCCCGTACAAAGTCCGCTCTGACTAAGAAGGGTATTGAACTGCCCGCTATGGAACGTGCGAAGCCAACCAAGACGGTTGACAACGTAGAGGCTATGGCAGAGGTTGTTCGTCGCCTCAAGGCTCATGCGAACGGTTGATTAAAACCAAAAGGGTGATCGGCTACAATAGTTTAAATGCTTGAGGCACACAAAAGATTCAACCTCAAATCATTGATTGTTGTAGTCGGTCACTATATGGGAGCGTAATCCAATGGCAGAGATAAAGGACTTGAACTAATGTAAATTTGAGTGCTTAAAGGGAAACCTTTAATGTAGAACCTGTCAAATTCGGTGAAGGCTTAACTGCTAATACCGAGCCAAGCATAGAGATATGAAGGTGTAGAGACTTGACGGCAGGAACCTAAGCGAAAGTAATGGTTAAGATAAAGTCCAGACTACAAACAGAAATGGTAACGAAAGTTATAGTAGTAAGAAAATCCTTCAAGTGTGGGTTCGAGTCCCACCGCTCCTATTTGTAGAATGATAATTATCGAAAGGAAATATAATGAGCAAAAATGTTTTAGAACTATATAAGATTGGTAGTAAGGTTAAGTTGACGGGAGAAGGTACTGAATCTATTTATGGAAGTATTGTTGGTATTAATATAACTGGAGATAATACAGTTACCTATTCTTGTGGATGGTGGAATGGTCGCTCATACGATGTTCATGATTTTTCACCAAACCAGATCGAAGTTGTATTAGCAGAAAAGTTTAAGATAGGATTTGCCACATGAATGAAAACTCCAATCCACTAGACTATTTAATTCAGTGCTGTGAAACTGCTGTAAATACTGGACGTTGGAATTTGACAAGATTCACAGTATTAAATGCCAAGAACGAATTAGTAAAATTAAGAGAAGCAAAAAGAGATTTAGCACAAGATGCTTTTGATGCTAATCAGAATAGTGTTGAAGATAATAATCGTTGGCTAAGTTGTGAAAAAGAATTGGTCGCTCTTAAAGAAAAAATTAAAACTATTTTTAGTAAACCTGTTGCCTATGGTTTAATTAACGACAGACATGATCTATACAATCTAACTTTGCACTATAATAGATTTGATGACAAGGATGATAGACTAATACCTCTCTATTCAAACAGAGAAGAATTTCTAAAAGGGGATTGGAAAAGTGGTAAGTTATCCAAATAGGTATTTTAAGGGCTGGTGTTCTAATGAAGGTAATCCACGATCTCATATTCTTCATTATCATATTCTCACTATTAGAAATATTAGTGACTATAATGGCGGATTCATCCCAGAAGAAGTAAATTCTTTAGAAGAATACTTTAATGTTGATGGTATTGGAACAGACGATCCTTACTATATGGTTACTGGAACATTCAAGTTTGATTTTG